ATAAGCTCCAAAGCCCGGAATATATTGGTAGTGCACGAAGTGCTGGCGCTTGAGTTTGAGTTCATCGTCTTCGTTCCAGTTACGGCGTACAGATAGCACATCGTTTGTGCCGCGAACTATTGTCACCACGTACGGCAGAGCAATGCCTGTGGGCTCGTCATCATCGTCCACATCTTCGTAGCCCTTGATATCTAGGTCGACGTGGCACTCAAGCAGAGTGAACCTGTCGTCGTTCAGATCACTAAAACCTGTCTCTTTGTCCTTGGCTTTCTGAATATCACCTACGGTTTTGTCGGGTTCACCCAACTCAATGTCGCGGTAAAAACCTGCTTGTTGAAGTTTTAAAATCTCATTCTTAGTCTTACGCATTACGTGCGTGACGCGGTAGCAAGTCTGAATATCCGATGTGCCGTAGGGCAGGATCATGTCTTCAGCAGGGATAAAGATAGACACCTGACGACCCAGAGACGGGTCGTAGTACACCTTCTTAAATGCGGAGCCTGTAGCTGGCAGTGACCACAACATGCGCTCATGCTCAGGGCGAAACTCAACCATCTTCTCAGTCAACTGGTAGTTCATGTCCGCTTCTACGCGAGTGGCCGCTTCTTGTTTCTGCGGTGTCTCTTTACCAAGGATTTTGGTACGCACAGGGCCTTGCGCGGGGAACGTCTCGGTGATGGTCTCTGACTGGAAGCGCACAACGGCTTCTGTAATCATGGGGTGGAACACGCCGGACGCACCATTCCAAGGCTCTGTTCTCTCTTCAATCTGCAAGCCCAAAAGCTTCAAGCCCTCTGTGTATGCTTTTTCCCAGTCCTTGCGGGAGTTCTTGTCTTGGTCAATGTCGCCTGCCAAGTCGCTGGCCATGCTCTCCATGGCGCTCTCGTCCATGTACTCAGCCAAGTTAGCATCAAAGTCTTTGTCTGAAGGCTCGCCCGGCTCAATCTCAATCTCCATACCATCAATGCCGATCTTGACAGACTCAGGATCAACAATCTCAATCTCAATGGGCTCTGCGCCTTGGGATGTCTCTTCAAGCCCTTTTGGTTGCTGATACAGCGCTTTGTCAATATTCGTTGCCATGTGTGTTCCTAGTAGTAAGCCGCCTTGCGCGGTATGCTGTAAATAAGATCGTCTTTCTCATCCGAATCAAGGGCAATAAATCCCCCCTGACGAAATCGCAAAAGCGCTTGTGTTGTTGTGTCCACGAAGTCATCGTGCTCCCCAACAGGGAACGCGGCCATCTCTTCGATCACTTCTCGTGCCCAACGTGTGTCGGGTGCCCAGACTTTACCTGAACTGAACAAATCCGCAACTGCATTAAGGCGCACCATCTTGTCGTTACCCCGACTTGGAGAAAACTCTTGCACAGGTATGCCCATAGCTCTGAGTTCTTGTATCAGTGGTGCGCCAGCCGCCTTTTTTTCCACAATGAACGCATCAGGTTCCCACTCTTTGTACTGTTTGAGCGCAACGACCTTGAGTTCGGGGAAAGCCATCCGGTCTTTAATGGCGTCTAGCAAAATAACTTGGGGCGTGTCGTTTTCTTCTTCGTTGTAGAAGATACCCCATGTGGTGCAAGCGGAATAGTCGGAGTTGTTCTTGGTTTCAAACGCCGTATCCCAAGACTGGATGATGTACTCACACTTTGGCGGGTCATCGTGCTCCCAAATACGCCACATCTTGCGGCTGACGATGGCCGAGTTCTCAGAAGTGGGCTGCTGCATGTACTGCGCGTTCCAATAACGCGGGTCAATACTGGCTTTTGTAGATTTTAACGCCTCAAGTGACCACTGCTCTGGCCACAAGGACTTCTCGTCTTCGTCCCCGTCGTTCAAAATGGCCGGCAACTCCACAATTTCCCATGGAACAGCCTCTGGGTTCTTGGTTTGGTAGTCAATCAGGCGCCCAGTCAGGTCTAGGAGCGACCAACGGGTCATAATGACAATAATCGCACCCCCCGGCATCAAGCGCTGAAGTGGGCCGGTCTGAAACCAAGACCAAGCGGTATCAAACGCGAGTCTACTGTTGGACTTTACGTCCTGCTCCGAGTGAGGGTCGTCAATAACAAACAGATCAGCACCGCGACCGGCCAGTGCACCACCAACACCAGCAGCGTAGTACTGACCACCAGCACTAGTAGACCACTTACCCGCAGCTTTTTGGTCATCTGCAACCATTGTTTGGGGAAAAACGCTACGGTACTCTTCCGAATCTAACAAGTTACGCACACGCCGGCCAAAATCTTCAGACAGACTTGCAGTGTGTGTGCCCATGATGATCTTCTTCTCAGGATACTTACCTAGAAAGTACGCAGGGAACAGGTAAGACGAGAACTCAGACTTACCCATACGAGGCGCGATGTTGATAATCACGCGCTTTTTCCTGCCCTCAACCACATCAGTAAAGATTTTTGCCAGTTTTTTGTGGTGGGGGCCGATCTTAAAGCCCGGATACACCGCTTGGGCAAAGCCCAACATGTTTGTTTTAGCCGCCTGCAGTCTGGCGCGGGACTCCCGAAGCTCCAAGTCTTCGAACAACTCCATCTTTTCTTTGACGCTCATCTGCGGCAAAGCCTTGGCCATGGCTTCTAGCTCAAGCTTACTCAGTGTTGTAAAGTTTTCAGGCTTCATCAGACTTTTCTTCCGTCACATCGACCACATCAATTACGCCCATAAACCTGTTGAGCTTGTCTTTGATCCGCGTCTCAAGCTCCATGTCTGACATCTCGGTCTTCTTGACCTCAATGCGCTCAGTAAATAGCGCAACTTCCGTGACCTTACCAAGCATGTCTAGCGCTTTAAGTCTGATACGGGCATCTGGGTGCTTGACTTCCTCAAGGATCTTAGCTACGGCAAATCCCCTGAGTTCCTTGGCCTGCTCCACAAACGCCCAGTCGTAGGCTGTAAGCATCCCTACTAGGTGCTGGACTGCAGCAGGAGCCTTAATGTTAGCAAGCGCTTGCTGTGTGTTCTGGGGCGGCTGTCCTGTAACCAGTGAGGCAAACGATTGCCGTGCAGCCTGTGCGTCTGCCTTGGACTCAGCCGCTTCGTCATCCAACTCCAAGTCTTTTAACCACTCTGCGGTCTTAACCTGTGCGTCAATGATGGTTGCAGGCTCGGCCTTATCAAACGGCAACAGCGAAGCTGCCGTCATGTCGACCACTTCTGGGTGAAACTCGCCGTGAATAAGATGTTCTAGCATTGTGCGTAGGTTAGTACTGGCGTGTCGTACTTGTTGCCTCGTTGCAGTTAGTGTACACTTCTTTTCGGTGATGGCGCAAGTCATTGCTTCTCCTTGATGGTTTCAGTTGCCATCTTTTACCCCGGCTCGCAAGGTCGGGGTTTTTTTATTGTGCAATGTCCAACGTTTGACATTGATCCTTGGAAATTTTTTAAAATTTTATGGGGGGTGGGGGGATCGTAATGTGGGCATTTCGATCCTGTTTTTTGAAAATTGGGATTGTGGTTATGAAACAGTGTTTATAGGCGACGCAGGTGCCGACCTTTTTTAGGGGTCATGGGGGTATGGTGGGGTCAACAGAACGCCAATATAGGTACTTTTGTTTCTCGTATTTACCCCTCATGGTAAAATAGAGGCATCGGTTAGGGAATCAGTCCTAGCCGATTCAGGGAACTTGTTCCCCGATTCAAACCATAGTCAACTCAAGGAGATCATCATGACTAAAGCAAACGCAATCACAGTAACCTACCAACAGTTCGCAGAGGGTGTCGGTCGCACAGATCGCATGACGTTAGAGGCAAGCCTTGCATGGCACAAAGAGTACCTGACACTCGATGCAGAGAAGCAGAGTGATTGGAGATACGACTTCGTGCTCAACTATGTGATCGGTCGCATGGACTGTTCACGCAAGCAAGCCGAGATTATTTGCAACAAGACTCGGACAGAACGCACAGCCAGTCAGGAGAAGGCTGTCAATACTGGTGGCGCAAAGTTTCGTGACCACATCAGTAGGACTGGTCGCACATCGGGCAAGAAGACTGTGGTCAAGTTCACCCGTGAGCAGGTGCAAGCCTGTGACAATGCCTTGGCATCTTTCCCTGCTGACACACTCAAGAAGCAAGTTGAGTTGTTGCGTGCTTACTTGGCAACATTGCCATTGTAAATAATCTGGGGAACTTGTTCCCCGTTTCCCCGACACCGCAAGAGCGAACCTCCTGCGGTGTTTCTTTTCTTGTCCAATCAATAATCTCAAGGAGAACATTATGTTCACAATTATCGTTCGCAACAATGGCATCACCCACGAATACAAAACCGAATCACAAAGCGATGCTCGTGTTTTGTTCCACGCTTTGAC